AAATGGGTGCTATGGCTCTGACCAAAGAAGAACGACAGGCGAAGGTTTGGGAGCGCGCGACGGCCCGATTCGATCGCGCTTATGGGCCGCAACAGCAAATTCGACTCGCAGCACTCGAAGACCGGCGCTTTGCCTTCGTCGACGGCGCGCAGTGGGAAGGTGGCCTAGGCGCGCAGTTCAACAACCGGCCGCGCTTCGTTGTGAACAAGGTGCAGAAAGCCGTGCGCCGGATTGTCTCTGAATACCGTGCCAATGCGATGACGGTCAACTTTCGGTCTAGCGAAGATGACAGCCGCCAAGATGATCTCGACGCGCTCCGCATCGTCTACCGGTCGGACGAGCAATACAGCGGCGCCCAAGACGTGTATGTGTCCGCATTCGAGGAAGCAGTAGCGGGCGGCGTTGGAGCGTGGCGCCTGACGAATGACTACGACCATCGCGCGGAAACCGAACTCGACGACGATACGCCGCAACGCATTTGCTTCGAGCCGATCAACGATGCAGACATCAGCGTGTTCTTCGATCCGGATAGCCGGAAGCTCGACAAGTCGGATGCGAAGTGGTGTACGGTACTGAACCCGATCTCATGGGACACGTACACGACCGAATATCTCGGTGATGCGGTGGAGCTCGAAAATCGACCGAGCAGTTTCAAGATGGTCCGCTCGCTGAAGCAATTCGACTGGTTCACGAATGATTCCGTCTACATCGGCGAGTATTACGAGGTCGAGAAGAAGATCGAGAAGTATTCGGTCTGGCGCGAACCGCATTCTGGCGTCGAGCAGAAGGTCTATGCCGGACTTGACGCAGACGATCGGGAAGCAGCGGAGGAACAAGAGCAGCACTTGGGATCGGTCGGATACATCAAGGTCCGCAGCGGAAAGCGTAACACCAAGAAAGTGCGCAAGTACTTCATGGATGGCTGCGGCGTTCTGAAGGACTGCGGCTACATTGCTGGCTCTGAGATTCCGATTGTGGTTGTCTACGGTATTCGCCAGATCATCGATGGTATCGAACGCTTCCAAGGCGCTGTACGGCTCGCGAAGGACTCGCAGCGCCTGTACAACATGCAGATCAGCACGCTTGCGGACATCACGGCATTCACGCCGCGCGAGAAGCCAATCTTCGTGCCTGAACAAGTCGCTGGGCATGAATTGGCATGGGCGCGCGATCTGGTCGACAACAATCCGTACCTGACGGTCAACCCGATTACCGGCGCAGATGGCTCGCAGACGGTCTCGGGCCCGGTCGGATACATCAAGCAGCCGGACGTTCCTCCTGCGCTCGCCGGCCTCGTGCAGATTACCGCTGCCGACATGATGGATGTGACGGGTGGCGATCTGGCAGCTGGCCAAGTTACTTCCAATACGTCCGATGCGCTGGTAAGTCGTGTGCAGGCGCATCAAGACATGCAGGTCTACATCTTCGTCGACAACATGTCGCGTGCGATGCAGCGCTGCGGCAAGATTTATCTGTCGATGGCGTGCGACATCTATACCGAAGACAGCCGCAAGTTCTCTGCCAATGGCGAGGACGGCTCGCCCGAGTCTACGACGATCAACGTACCGGCAATCGATGACGAAGGAAAGCCGACGATTGCGCGCTCGTTCACGCCCGGCCTCGATGTGTTTGTCGACGTTGGTCCGGCGTTCAACAGCCGAAAAGATTCGACCGTCAACGCAATCGCGAAGATTCTGCCGGGGATCTCCGATCCGCAGATGCAGCAATTGATGCTCGCGACGCTCGTGCGGAATCTCGACGGCGAGGGCATGGAAGACCTTTCCAAGTTCGCGCGGATGCAGCTCGTCAAGGCTGGCGTCGTGAAGCCGAACGACGAGGAACAGCAAGAACTCGACGCCGAGCAGCAACAGGCGGCAAACGCACCGCCCGACGCTCAGACGGTCGCGCTACTGGCTCAGGCTCGCGAGTCTCAGGCCAACGCAACCAAGAGCGAAGCGACAGCCGTGCAAGCGCTTTCCTCTGCCGAACTCAACCAGGCGAAAGCAGCACAGGCGATCTCGGATACGAATGCAAGCCAGTTGTCGACCATCATGGCCATGCTTCAGAACATCGAGAACCGCGTGAACGCGCAGGCCGGACAAGTGAGCCAGAGCCAACCGCAAGGACCGATGGATGCCAAGGTGAATCAGGCTATCTCGACAGGTATCGCCGCGCCATCTCCGGGCATCAATGCTTTGCACGGCACGCAGCAAGTCGACCCATCCGCGCAGCAATTGACCGCAGGCAATGCGCCGGCTCCTGTGGCGCCTCCAGTGCATGTGTCGAATCATGCCGCGGTCGGTAAATGAGCGAAGTATCTCTCCCGGATTGGGCCGAATGCCTACTTAGCCAAGGCCCGCGGTACACCATTTTTCACGGTGGACGCGGTTCGGGTAAGTCAATGGCGTGCGCAACCGCGCTGGTGATCCGCGCTGCGGCAGAGCCATTGCGCATTCTGTGCTTCCGGGAAATTCAGGAATCGATCGATGAATCCGTCAAGGCAATCATCGAGCAGCGCATCAAAGACTGCGGTCTGGAAGGCTTCTTCAATATCACGAAGAAGGAAATCACGGCTCCAAACGGCAGCAAGTTCATCTTTCGAGGACTGAGCGACGAAACGGCGACATCGATTAAATCGCTGAACGACATCGATATTGCATGGGGCGAGGAAGCACAGGCCATCTCGAAAGATTCGCTCGATCTTTTCCTGCCGACTATCCGGAAAGATACGTCTGAGATTTGGTTCAGCATGAACCCCGAGCTCGATACCGATCCGGTCTACACGACGTTCATCCAGAAACGCCCCGCCAACGCCAGAATCATCGAGGTCAACTGGGATAAGAACCCGTTCTGGAATGCCGCAATGGAAGCAGAGCGGCAACGGTCGATGGCGGACGATCCAGACGACTACGATCATATCTGGGAAGGCATTCCGAAGTCTGCGGTGTCCGGCGCCATCTATCGCCGCGAGATGCACGAACTAGCCACGCAAGGCAGGATTCGGCCGTTGCTCCCTGATCCTGTGCTCGGCACTCATGCCGTTTTCGACTTGGGCATCAACGACAGCATGTCGATAACGATCGCGCAGGCGGACATCAGCGGCCTACGCGTCGTAGGTTTCCACGAAGACAACAACTACGCTATCGAGCACTACTGCGAATGGCTGAAGGATAACGGCTGGAAGCATTCGGTCATCTGGCTGCCGCATGATGGGAATGCGCGATCCGTTCAGACCGGTCTAACGACGAAACAGACCGTGCAAAAGCTTGGCTGGCAGGTGGAGACGGTCCCGGAAATCGGCGTCGAACCGGGCATCAAGAAGGCACGCACAGCGCTCAAGAACGCTTTCTTTTCAGATTCAGATGATGTCGACGAACTGATCGAGCATCTTCGCCGCTACACACGCGCGAAGTCTGGCCATCCGAAGCATGATGAGCATTCGCACGCCGCGGATAGCTTCCGATACGTCGCCGTCGCAATGGAGCACTTCAAGAACGTATCCGAGCGGAAACGTCACACGGCCGAAATGGCGAGAAACGTCCGCATCATTCCGACCGTGAATCACTGGGCCAAGGTTTAGACGTGCAGATCGATCACCATCGAGATGCGATCGACGGATGATTCATTGCGCACTTCGTGTTCAAGTTCATTTCTGAACCAGAATAGGCGCCCCGTCAGCATCTGAAGCGTCTCGTCGCCTTCGCCGTTGCCGCAGTAGATGACCGCGCCTGGCTGGCCCTGAATCACAAGGTGAAAGCGGCGCCAATATCTGACGTGCTCGGGCGTGTCGGCATGTCGAAAGATCCTGCCGCCTGGGCGAATCCGGTTGATCATCACCCGGCCGACGCGCGTCGCCAAAGAGAACCGCGCCAGATTGAACACGAACTCATGTGCCTGCGTGAGCTTCGACCATGCCGGCCATGCTATCGACTCGTGCTGATCGTACCCGGCAAGCTTGTTTGCCTTGTACAGATCGATCTCTTCCTCACTCATGCCGGTCTGAATCTCCGGGAAGCGCAGCATGATCGTATCGGTATCGCCGAATGGTCCCTGTGGATAGTTGCGCAAGAACGTGTCAGCCGTCCACAGATCAGGGTCCATCGAGATTGCGAGTGCGAGGGCGCTTACGTCCATGCCGTCTTTAATTACGTGGAAATTACGCATCAGAATGAGATTTGAAAAACGGTGATGATGAGGAACAGAACGCCAATCGCAGCGCTCCATCCGAAAATAGTCTTGAGCACTTCACGGCCATTACGCCGGATGTCATCGGCCAGCACGAATGGGAACAGGATCACGAACCCGATCGCATCCATGACCGAATGACGCATCAGGTAAAGCACTCGCAGCACGGCAAGTGAGAGCAGCACGATTGCGATCAGTTTCACTTCTGTTCCTTTTCGTCGAGTTGTTTCTGAACCATGCGCCTTATCACCTCGGCTACAGAATAGCCTTCTTTATCGGCAATCTCGCGTAGTCGCTTCAGCATCGGCTCGGGCAGGTAAATTTGAAATCGGTCCATGTGTGCATGGTAGACGTATATCGTCATCCTTACTAGGTGGATTTGTCGTATACTTGCCGAATTGCATTTTTCCACCTAAAGGTGAGTGAATGAACGAAGAACTCGACGCGCAGCAAACCGAACTTGAGCAGGAACAGCCTACCGAAATCGCGGTTCCCGCTTTGTTTGACGACGAAGATCAGGAGTCCCAAGAGCAAGAGCCTGCGGAGGGCGCCGAGCAACCTGAAGGTGATCCCCCGTCACTGAAGGGCCAACCGGCGCCCAAGTGGGTCGCGGAGTTGCGCAAGAGCCACAAGGAGATTCTTCGCGAGAAGCGCGAACTCCAGAAGCAGAACGACGAGCTGCGCGCAAAGTTGCCGCCGCCCGTCCAGGCGCTCGCCGCAAAGCCTACGCTCGACCAGTATGACTACGACGAGACGCGGTTCTCCGAAGCATACGACAAGTGGATGGAGCAGAAGTCCGCGCAGGAAGCCAAAGACCGCGCTCAACTCGACGCGCAGCGCAAGGAACAGGAAGAAGTCGACAATTTCAAGAAATCTTATGCCGAACGCAAGAAGTCGCTCGGCGTGGAAGACTTCGACGAAGCCGAATCCGAAGTCGGCACGATCCTGAATCAGACGCAAGCCGGTCTGCTGATGCGCGGGGCGGATGACCCTGCCGTCTTGGTCTATGCGCTCTCGAAGTCGCCCGCTCGGTTGATGGACCTCGCGAAGATCACCGATCCGGTTAAATTCACCGTTGCAGTCGCGAAACTGGAAATCTCCTTGGCTACGAAGAAAACCACCCGGCCGGCGCCGGAAGCGCGCATCACGTCCGAGCGCGGGACAGGCTTCAATTCGTCGAACTCGCAGCTTGAAAAGCTCCGGGACGAAGCGGCCCGGACAGGGGACTACAGCAAAGTGGTTGCGTACAAGAAGCAGATGGCGAAGTAAGCCGCTTGCCTCATACTACGAAAAGTAGTAGAGTTTCGGAAAGCTAATTATCGCCTAACTGAGCTAAATCCTTTCAGGCGATAAGCAGCCCGCTTCACCGTATCTCAGCCCCATCGGCGCGGCATTGCCTGCGTTAGTCCTGCTGGATGCGAAATCAGTGGCCATTTGGTCATTCTTTTTCGTCTCTTTATTTAGGACTACTGCCATGAGCAATCCTCCGTCAGCACCATTTCTGTCGACCGCCAATTCCTTCAGCAAGGAAGAGCGCGTCGCTTTCGAGCGTCTTCTTGAAGGCTTCAATGACCAACTGGTCATGTCGAAAGCCGTCACCGTTTTCCAGAACGATCAAACCATGATGGCTCGCGCCGGCGACATGATCCGCCGTCCGATGCCGTACATCGCACGTTCGTTCTCGGGCCTCGACCAGACCGCAAACTTCGTCGGCAAGACGCAGTTGACCATCCCCGCCGCGATCGACACGATCCGCAGCTCGCCGTGGACGATGGACGCAACCGAACTGCGCGACGCTCTGCAAGAAAACCGCCTGGGTGACGCAGCGAAACAAAAGATCGCCTCCGACATCAACCTCGCAGTCGTGAACGCCGCTTCGACGCTCGGCACGCTGGTGGTGAAGCGCACGGTCGCCGCGACCGGCTTCGACGACATCGCCCAAGCTGATGCGCTGATGAACGAATCGGGCATCGACTACGACGGCCGTTATTCGGTCTTCGGTTCGCGCGATTACAACGCAATGGCCGGCAACCTTGCCAGCCGTGCTTATCTGGTCGAAGGCCAGAAGGCCGCGAACGCTTTCGAAATGGCAACGGTAGGCCGTCAGGTCGCAGGCTTCGAGCG